TGGAGGCGGTCGAGGCCGGCATCACGATCTTTGAAGACGAGTTTATGGCGCACATCGTGCTGCCGGATGGGCGGACCGTTGGAGAATACATGCTTCCGAAGATCGAGGAGACCTATACGACCGGACGGATGCCGGCGCTTTTACCTCAGCTGATGGAAGGTGGAGCCACATGATCAAATCGGGTGAATCCTTCCGCTACCTGGTCACCGTGTTGAAAGTCCGAAAAGGCGTCCCGACTGTGATCCGGGTGTCCGGCCGGGAGTATGTGCTGCGGTCGCCGGATCAGCATGGGAATCGAAAGCGGGGAACTGGTGGAGGAAGGAGGCGAATGGCAGATGAATGCGCCAGAATTCATGACTTGGGTCGATGAACTTATTCGGGAATACAGTAACGAGAAAAAACAACTGGAATTATACCGACAAACAATCGACCGAACTCATGCGTACGGACAGGTTGAAGCGCAGATTGTCTCAGGTATGATCGGAGAAATGCAATACGCTTTGAGCTGGATGAAACGGGGCCGTCGACCCGGAAACCGTCGGGGTATAGAGCGCCAAAAGGTTTACAATCGTGCGGTGCTTGCCAAATTGGTTCAGGAACAAATGCCAAATTTGACGGAAAACGAGAAAAGAAAAATTGTCGATGCCCTATTTGAACTTACTCCGCGTGAAAGAAAGTGTTTTATTCTGCATATGGCATATGGCTTGACATTTCAAGAAATCGCCGATATGATGAAATTGTCGAAGTCATCCGTACAAGTGTTCTTACAGCGGGCTAAGCGTAAGCTGGAAGCCATGTCTGTATGACAATGCGGACGACAAAATGTCGTACAAATTACTCTGGCCTTTTTGCGCCCATTTTTCGATATTTCCGAGAGTCCAGTTTTGACTGGGCTCTTTTTATTTGCGGCCGCATCGCTGGGTGTGGGTACAGAGCCGCATCTTCCTCCGCCGTGGCCGGAACGGTGCGATGCGGCTTCCGGCGCTTTTGGGCAAAAAGAAAACCGCCGGATGCTTTCCGAGCGGTCGATGACATAATACCAGAATTTAACACATTGGTCAAATGGTGAGGTGGTGGTCATGTAGTGGAAAAACAACCTCATGCAAACTATTGCGGCGCTAGGACGCGCAGTGGACTGCCGTGCCGAAACCGCGCAATGGCGAACGGCCGCTGCCGGATGCATGGCGGAAAGTCGACCGGTCCGCCGAAAGGAAACAAAAACGCCGTTAAGACCGGCGAACATGAAACCATCTGGATGGACGCCCTCGATCCCGAGGAACGCGTCCTTTTTCATGTCGTCGATACGGACGTCCTGAAACAAATCGACGAGGAGTTACGCCTCATCACGATCCGAGAGCGCCGCATGCTGCAGCGGATCGAGCGGCTGCGCGCGGCTGGCGATTTCACGATTGTGCGCCAAACAGTCGGCATTGAAAAGGGCAAGAAAACGAACTTGCAGGAAGCCGAGGGAACGCTTGGCCAGATCCAGGCGATCGAGGAGGCGCTGACTCGCGTGCAGGAGAAAAAGGCCAAGCTGCTGGAGCTCAAGCACAAGATTGAAACAGCGAATGGAAAAACCGAGGAGCCCGCAGACGATGGATTTCTGGAGGCTCTCGAAGCCAAGGCGGCTGAGGTGTGGGACGATGACGAAACCAATGATTAGAGCTGCCTCGTTCCGCTGGCATCCGTTCAGCCGGAAGCAACTGCAGGTGCTCACCTGGTGGATGCCGAAGAGCCCGCACCGGGACAAGGACGCGATCATCTGCGATGGGTCCGTTCGCGCCGGGAAAACGGCGTCGATGTCGCTTTCGTTCGTCATTTGGGCGATGGCCACATTCAACGGCCAGCAGTTCGGCATGGCCGGAAAAACGATCGGCGCTCTGCGGCGGAATGTCATCGGACCGCTCAAGCAGATGCTCGTCAGCCGCGGTTATCGGGTGGAAGATCGTCGGGCGGACAACCTGCTAATCATCAGCCGGGGCGCCGTCACGAACCACTTTTACTTGTTCGGCGGCAAGGACGAGCGCTCGCAGGACTTGATCCAGGGCATTACGCTGGCCGGCATGTTTTTTGATGAGGTCGCGCTGATGCCGCAGTCGTTCGTCAACCAGGCAACGGCGCGCTGCAGCGTGGACGGGGCCAAACTGTGGTTCAACTGTAACCCGGCGGGACCCTACCACTGGTTCAAGCTTGAATGGCTGGACCAGTTAGAGAAGAAAAACGCGCTCCACCTGCACTTTACGATGGACGACAACCCGAGCCTGTCGGAGCGTGTAAAAGAGCGCTACCGCCGGATGTACAGCGGCGTGTTTTACCGCCGGTACATTCTGGGGCTATGGGTGATGGCCGAAGGAATTATCTATGACATGTTCGATCCGGATAAGCATGTCCGGCCGACTGTCGACCGGCCGTATTCACAGTATTACGTCAGCATCGACTACGGCACGCAGAACCCGATGACATTCGGGCTGTGGGGGTTCGTCCCGCCACCGACAAAGGCGGATCCGCACGAATATGAAAGTGCATGGTATAAAATCCGGGAATATCATTACGACGGTCGGCAAAAGGCTCAACAAAAAACCGACGAAGAATATTACGCCGACCTGGAAAAGTTCGTCGGCGACATCATGCCGCGCGCGATCATCATCGACCCATCAGCTGCATCCTTCATCGCGACGATCCGGAAGAAGGGCAGGTTTGCGGTCCGAAAAGCTCGCAATGACGTACTGGAGGGAATTCGCAATGTGGCAACGGCGCTGAATACCGGGAAGATTCTTTACAACGATTGTTGCAAAGAGACGTTCCGCGAATTTGCTTCTTATGTGTGGGACGAGAAGGCGGCCGAGCGCGGCGAAGAGCGACCGATCAAACAGAACGATCACCAGATGGACGGGGATCGCTATTTCGTGAACACCGTGGTCATGCGGCCGGCAGCTGTATCGTTCGACTGAAAGGGGTGAGACCATGCCAACGGAAATGCAACGCATCATCAACATCATCGAAGCCGGCGCTAGGTCGGCCATGACGCTGGACCAGATCATCAAAAACGAAGTTGACATCTGGTTTCGGTCCGACGAGCGTCACTGGATGCTGACTGGCCAAAGGTATTATGTCGGCGATCATGACATCCTGCAGCGGAAGCGCACGGCGATCGGCGAGGGCGGCCAATTGGTCGAGGTGCAAAATCTGGCCAACAACAAGTTGGTCCACGCGTTCGTCCGCAAGCTCGTCGATCAAAAGGTCGGCTATCTTCTCGGGAAACCACTGAGTATTCAAACCGAAAACGAAGAGTACCTGGACTTGTTGAACGAGATTTTCGACAAGTCTTTTTTGCGGCTGCTGAAGAACCTCGGGAAGGAAGCCGTGAACAAAGGCAAGGCCTGGTTGCACGTCTACTACGACGAGGAGGGCCGGCTGTCGTTCAAGAAAATTCCGTCCGAGGAGATCATCCCGCTGTGGCGCGACGCGGATCATACGAAACTGGATGCGGTCATTCGGGTGTACGAGGTCGAAGTCTATGAGGGGACGAACCGGAAGATCGTCACGAAAGTGGAGTTCTGGGACACGTCCGGCGTGCGCCGGTATGTGCTGGGCAGTGATGGCCTGATCCCGGATGTAGAAGCCGGCGAGGTGGGTAGCCACTTCACCGTTGTTCAGGGTGAGCAGGAACAGTGGATGAACTGGCAGCGCGTTCCGTTTGTGTGCTTCAAGTACAACGATGAGGAGCTGCCGCTCATCCAAGTTATCAAGTCGCTCGTCGATGACTACGATGCCAAGACGAGCGATCACGCGAACAACCTGGAAGACTTGCCCAACAGCATCTATGTGCTCAAGAACTACGACGGGCAGGATCTCGGGGAATTCCGGCGGAACATGTCCACGTATCGGGCGGTCAAAGTGACGGACCAGGGCGGTGTTGATACGCTCGATCTCGATCTCAACACCGAAGCAGCTGAAAAACACCTGGACCGGCTCCGCAAGGACATTTATGAATTCGGCCGCGGAGTGGACACTCAGTCTGAGCGGTTCGGCGGGGATAAGTCGGGCATTGCATTGAGATTCCTGTACGCCGATCTGGACATGGACGCTAACATCATGGAAACCGAGTTTCAGGCGAGTCTCGAGCAGCTGCTTTGGTTCGTGAACGCCCATTTGGCGAACACCGGCGCCGGCGACTTTTCGAACGAAACCGTTGAATTCGTGTTTAATCGCGACATCCTCATCAACGAATCAGATGCGATCACGAACATCCGCAACAGCGTCGGCATTCTCTCCGACGAGACGCTCGTCGCACAGCATCCGTGGGTGACCGACGTTCAGGAAGAACTGGGCCGTATCCAGAAACAGCGGGAAGAGAATGACGGAGCATACGGAGGAATGCCACCAGACCAACAACCCGGCGACGGTGACGACGGATGAAACCTGAACAGTATTGGGCGCACCGGATGGAAGCCCTGAATGAGGCGATGCTGGCCAAAGGCGAGGAGTACATCCGGAAGCAGAACGAGGAGTACGAGAAGGCACTGACCCGAATCCGTGAAAGAACGGAGCGCTGGTATGCTCGGCTGGCCAAGAATAACGACATTAGTTTGGCCGAGGCCCGGAAGTTGCTTGAGCGGAATGAGCTGAAAGAATTCCACTGGACGGTCGAAGAGTACATCCAGCGCGGACGGGAAAATGCTGTCGATCAAAGATGGATGAAAGAGCTGGAGAACGCCAGCGCCAAGGTGCACATCACGCGGCTCCGTGAACTCGAAATCCATCTGCAAAATGAGATTGAGCAGCTCACAGCAAAGCGCTTGAGAGGCACGACGGATGTACTTGGGGGCGTCTATAAGGACAGCTACTACCGGTCCATTTACGAGTTGCAGAAAGGCACGGGCGTCGGGTCGTCATTTGCGATGCTTGACGATCGTCAGATCGACAAGGTGCTTGCGAAGCCCTGGGCACCGGACGGCAGCAACTTCTCGGCGCGCATCTGGAAGGACCGCGACAAGCTGGTCAACGAGCTGCAGACGATCTTGACACAGGATCTGATCCGTGGGGAGCCTGCCGAGCGGGTGATCGCAGACTTTGCTGAGCGTATGGGAGTTTCAAAGCACGCCGCGGCCAGGCTTGTCCGGACGGAGGCAGCGTTTTTCTCCGGTCAGGCTCGACTTGATGCTTACCGGGAGATGGGCGTCGAGCGTTACAAATTCGTGGCGACGCTGGATCTTCGTACATCCGAGATTTGCCGCGATATGGACGGGCGGGTGTTCCAGATCAGCGAGGCCAAAGCCGGCGTCAATTATCCGCCGCTGCACGTCTATTGCCGCTCGACGACGATCCCGTATTACGAAGATGCTGAACCTGGTGAACGTGCGGCACGGGATGAAGACGGTAAAACATACTACGTCCCGGGCGATATGACATACCGGGAGTGGGAAGAGAAACACGGTGCTGGTGGCAAACCGAAAGGCGCTCCGGAGCCGCAGCCGAATATCACGGAACCGCCGAAACCGGTCGAGCCGCCGGCCGTTCGCGTCACGGAACCACGCACGGCGCGCGAGATGGTCGACGAAACCCGCGAAGATCTCGACGAATACTATCGTTCGATCGTGGTGCATGAACCCGAGATCACGTCGACGGTGACGCGGATTGTCGAGGAAGCTGGCGGCGAAATGACCGGTCTTGATTTCCGGATCAAAGCAAAAGACTCTTTCATCCGCAAAATAACAACTGACCTGGAGCATGATTTAAAGATCAATCCGGACCTGACGCCGATGGACGTGGCACGTTCGATCAATGACGTGCTACGCTATACGGCGGTGACAGACCCGGATCGATATTTTGCCCTTTACACGACGGTGATCATGACGCTGATCAACGAAGGGCATACGCTGCGGAAGGTCAAGAACGCATGGAAAGACGCGCAGAATCCGTACAACGGCATTAACGTCGTGCTGGTATCGCCGGATGGCATCACATATGAACTGCAGTTCCATACGCCGGAGAGCTTCGATCTCAAACAAAACAAGCTGCATGAACTTTACGAGGAATACCGGTTGTCTACGACTTCCAAGAAGCGTAAAATGGAACTGTGGGAAGAAATGATGAAGTTGGCTAATGGAATCAGGAAGCCTCCGGGTGTTGACAAAATTAGGTGAGGAGGTCGGTGCGGATGGTGCAGTATTATGCAATAACCAAATATGGTATGACAAAAACGGCGCCGTTCGCGCTCGTCCGTTTCAAAGAAGGCATATTCGAAATCTTTCGAAATGGGAGCTGGGAAGAGACTCGGCAGTTTGATGACATTCTTATCGGCGAATTCAATGACTACGAGATCATTACTGATGATGAGGCGAAAGCGATCCAGCAAAAGATGATGGCACGAATCACTTGAAGCACTCCCGCAAGTATGCGAGGGTGCTTTTGTTTTGCACAGAAAGCGAGGTGATGCGATTGGCTGTCGGGCAATATCGCCGAAGCACGATCTGTGAGGCCATCCAGTTTTTATCGACCGATCAGGTGCAAGAAATCATTGATTTCGTCGGGCTGCCCATTCAAATCGAATACGATAAGGCCGGCGATATCAAGTTGCGTGTAATTCGCGGTCCGCTCGAAGTGGTTGTCGCTCATATTGGCGATTATGTTGTAAAACATCAAAATGGCAAGCTTGAGGCCATCAAACAGGCCGAATTCGAGGAACTGTACGAACTTGTGGGCTCCGGATGAGACTTTCGGGGCCCATTTTCTACCCACGGCCGGGGTATATCGGCCGGGCACCATCAGCGGATCGAACCGCTATACAAATTCGGAGGGTGAGCTATTGTGGAATGGTTGAAGGAACTGTTGAAAAATCTGGGGATTTCGGAATCGGACGTCGAGAAAATCGATTCGGAGATTCGAAAGGAACTGCCGAAGCACTTTGTCCCGAAAAGCCAGTACAATGACGTTTCCGAAGCCCGGAAGCAGGCCGAGGAAGCGCTGAAAGAGCGCGACAAACAACTGTCCGAGCTGAAGAAGGCCGCCGAAGGCAATGAGGAGCTGCGGAGGCAGATCGAAGAGCTCCAGCGGCAGAACAAGACCGCCGCTGAACAGTATGAGGCTAAGCTGCGGGACATGACAGTAACAACAGCCATCAAGCTGGCGGTAGCCGGCCAGGTACATGATCCGGATCTGGTGGCCACGCTGCTGGACAAAACGAAAATCGAGATCGACGAGAGCGGCGCGATCAAAGCTGGCCTCGACGACCAAATCAAAGCCCTGCGAGAGAGCAAGGCTTTCTTGTTTATCGAAAAGCAAGACAAGGGACCGCAGTTTAAAGGTGCAACGCCGGCGGAAAGCCGGGATTCCGGCCCAGGCGGTGGGATCAAAAACCCGTGGGCAAAGGAAACGTTTAATTTGACCGAGCAAGCCCGTATTCTCCGCGAGAATCCGGAGCTTGCAAAACAATTACAGTCCATTGCTGGAGGTTGATAAAACATGACAGTAAAAATTTCTGATGTCATTGTTCCTGAAGTGTTCAATCCGTACGTCATTCAGCGGACGATGGAACTGTCCGCGATCTTCCAGTCTGGAATCGCGCAGCGGACGCAGGAATTTGACCGGTTGGCCAGCCAAGCCGCCAAGACGGTGAACATGCCGTTCTGGGGCGATCTGACCGGGGAGGATGAAGTCCTTTCCGATACCGGCGCCCTGACACCTGGGAAAATCCAAGCGAATCAAGACGAAGCTGTCATTCTGCGCCGCGGACGTGCATGGGGGGCGAATGATCTTGCCGCAAACCTGGCCGGTGACGACCCGATGCGGGCGATCGCTGATTTGGTGGCTGCTTACTGGGCTCGCCGGTATCAGGCGGCACTCGTTTCGACGCTGCAGGGCGTATTCGCATCGTCGAGTATGTCGGCGCTGGTGCATGATATCAGCGGGCAAACTGGCGAAGCGGCTGCCATCAGCGCCAAGACGACCGTCGACGCTGCTCAGAGACTCGGCGACGCCAAAGCGCAACTGACGGCCATCGTCATGCACAGCGCGACGGAGGCGGCGCTGGCCAAGCAAGATCTGATCGAATACGTGCGGCCGTCCACCGGTTCGATCGAAGTGCCGACGTTCCTGGGCAAGCGCGTCATCGTCGATGACGGTGTTCCGTTCGATTCGGGTACCGGCACATACACGACGTATCTGTTCGGCCCCGGCGCTGTCGCATATGGCGAAGGCAACCCGGTCGGGTTTGTCCCGACGGAAACGGACCGTGACACGCTCGCCGGCGAAGACTATCTGATCAACCGGCGCACGTTCATCCTGCATCCGCGCGGCGTGCGGTTCACGTCGGCGCAAGTGGCTGGTGTCTCGCCGTCTAACACGGAGCTGGCGACGGCCGACAACTGGAGCCGTGTGTACGAACCGAAGTCCATCCGGATCGTGAAGTTTGTGCACAAACTGGCATAATCGGGGGTGATCCGGATGAGCGTGACCGCATTCAATCGGCGCCGCCGGGAGCTGGCGGCAGCGCTGGTGCAGGAGAAGGAAAAACAAACTGTCGAGAAACCGCTCGAGGAAATGACTGTCGCCGAACTGAAAGAGTACGCGGACCGGCACGGCATTGATCTCGGTGAAGCGAAGAAAAAGGTCGAGATTCTCGCGGTGATTCAGGCGACCGTCTCCGGAGGCGGACAGGTCGACAGAGATCCGGGTGGCGAAGGCGACGACAGTGATCAAGGTGGCGGAGATCATGCCGGCGAGTGAAGTCCTCGCCACGGTCAAACTCCGGCTCGGAATCACAGATGACTCGAAAGATGCGCTGATCGACTCCTACGTTCAGGAGATCGGTCAGCGTATTCTGCATTACACGAACATGACGGATATTCCTGCCGAGCTGGAGCATACCTGGGCGTCGATGGTCGTCGATGCGCTCCGGATCGATCAGCCGAATGACGAGCAGATTGCGGCGACGGTCGGTGGTGGTGAGTCTATGAAGATCGGCGACACATCGGTGACGAGCGGCGGCTCCGGTGGTGGACTGCCGAACACGAGCAAATCGGTGATCGATCAGGTCGTGCTCAATTACCGGATTGACCTCAACCGGTATCGCCGAATGAGGTGGTGAGCGTGAACGTTGCGCGCTATCGTCGAGCGATTGAGCGATTGTACACGGACCGATGTACGATTTACCGGCATCAGCCGATGAAGGACCCGGAGACGAAAACGACGAAGCTCGTCCCGCAGTCGATTTACGTTGATCAGCCCTGTCGGATCTCCCAGCGTGCGCTCGGGCAGAACAATCAGACCGAAGCGCAGAACGAAATCCAGTACGAGACGAAGTTGTTCATCGCTCCGGAACTGGATATCCGGCAGGGGGACATGTTGGAAGTCACCCGCGGCACCGTGACGCGCCGATACACCGCTGGCGAGCCGTTCATGTATTCGATACACCAGGAAGTATCAATCCAGCGCAAGGAGTGGGCATGATGCCGCGCTGGGGTGAATTCGAGTTTGACGATCTGAAAAAGTTTGCCAAAAACCTCGAGCAATTGGAGAAGGAATGGCCAAAGTTTCTGGAATCGTGCGTAAAGGAACTTGCGGGCCGCTTACTTGCCAAAGTTGTGCCGCGTACACCTGTGGATACAGGTGAGTTGCGCCGAGGCTGGACGATCGGACAGATCAGGAGAACGGCGGATGGTTATGAAATCGACGTCATCAATCCGGTCGAATACTCGCTGTATGTGGAGTATGGCCACCGCACGCGGGATCATACCGGCTGGGTCGAGGGACGGTTTATGCTGACGATCTCCGAAAAGGAACTGGAACGTGAATTGCCGGCGATCATGAACAAAAAGCTTGATGCGTTCCTGAAAAAGTATTTGGGGTGATGGGATGGCTAAGATTGTGCGTTTTAAAACACCGCAGGATGATGTTGTCGAGACGCTGGAATATTTGCTTGAGCAAGCTCGTCGTGGTCATATGACGGGCTTTGTCTTTGCTGCCAAGTGCCCAGACGGCAACATCGCAACCAGTTGGGCAAATGTCGATGTTGGGGAGCGTAACGAGCTTGTCTCTCATCTTCAAGTTGACGTAATGTATGCGGTTGTTGAGGCGAACGTAGACCGGTTGGTGGAGCGTATATGAGTCAAGTCACAATCAACGACGTTCGCTATGCCGTCCATGCCGCGCTCGATGCCGCATTCCCGGACATCCCGATTGCGGGCGAAGAGATCAAGCAGAATTTAAATCCGCCCTGCTTTTTCGTTAAACTTCTGGAGCCGGAACACACGCAGGAGCTCGGCCGGCGATATATGCGGCATCATCCGTTCGACGTACACTACTTCGCCCCGGATCGCCGGAACGATGATATCTACGACATGGCCGAGAAGCTGACGTCGGCGCTCCAACAGATCGAGGTGGCCGGCCGTCCAGTCCGCGGGACCGGAATGCGATTCGAGATCGTGGATGAAGTGCTGCATTTCTTTGTCGAATACAATTTTCACGTCTGGGCGCCGCAGCCGAACGATCCGGTCATGCAGACGCTTGACGTACAGGAGGGATTGAAGTGAGCCAGAAGAAAACTGAGGAAACTGCTGCTCCAAAGTTCTCAAAACAGCAGTTTTTGAAGGCAGCCAATTTCACGAGGATTGAGCGTGATGTATTGCGTTCGTTCCTAAGGGACGACGAAATGTACACGCTGCAGCAGGTGGAGAAAATGCTCAATGATTTTAAGCAAAGGGTGGTGAAATAACATGCCCGGTGGGGGAAATTGGACCGTTCAAAACAAAGTACGCCCTGGAGTCTACATCAATTTTAAAAGCGAAGCCCAAGCACTCGGCACACTCGGCGAGCGTGGCATCGTCAGCCTGCCGCTAACGCTCCCATGGGGCCCGGCCAAGCAGGTGATCGCGGTCGAAGCCGGCGCAGATACGATTGATACGCTCGGTTATTCGATCACGGCGCCGCAACTGCTGCTGGTCCGGGAAGCGCTGAAACGGGCTCGGACGTTGCTCCTGTACCGGCTGAATGCCGGCGTCAAGGCGACGGCGACAATCGGAACAATGACTGTGACAGCTAAATATGGCGGCGTTCGTGGCAATGACATCTCAATCGTGGTGGAGACAAATATTGATGATTCGGCCAAGTTTGACGTGAAAACACTCGTCTCAGGTCAGGAAGTCGATTCACAAACTGTGGAAACCATTGAGGAATTGCAATCAAACAACTGGGTCGATTTTAGTGGTAGTGGTACGCTTACCACAACTGCCGGTACTCCATTGACTGGCGGGGATGACGGCTCCGTAACCCAGCAGGACTATCTGGATTATCTGGCCGCCATTGAGGTTTACGAATTCAACACCATTGGCCTGACGGCTACGGACAGCGCGACGAAAGCGGTGTTCGTGTCGTTCGCCAGACGGCTCCGGGACGACGAGGGCAAGAAGATCCAGATCGTCATGGAAAACTATCCGGAAGCCGATTATGAAGGCGTGATCAGCGTCAAGAATGGCGTCGTGCTCTCCGACGGAACGACGCTCACCGCGGCGCAAGCAGTTGCCTGGGTGGCCGGGGCAACGGCCGGTGCCGCCGCCAATCAGTCGCTGACCTATGACGCCTATGACGGCGCCGTGGACGCTTCGCCGCGGTACACGAACAGCCAGATCGTTGCTGCGTTGCAAAACGGCGAGTTCGTGTTCACGGGCATCGACGGCCGGGCGGTCGTGGAGCAGGATATCAACACGCTGAAGACGTTCAC